GCAGCAGTCCCGGAACACGTCGCTGGCTGTCTTATTCTCATAGGTGAATGTGTCCTTATTGTTCGCCAAATAAATGCCGTTGTCGTATGCCTTGAATGTGAGCCTTTTCCGATTGTTCTGCGTCTGCGTCATAATAATGCCCCGGAAAAGCTCCTGCCCGTTGTAATTGAATAGGCACTGATGTCCCTGCTCCACGTCAATCCCGCTCCGGGCGTGTTTATATCCGTCGTCGTCCACCAGCGTTACCGAAAGTGTCCGGGACGAGGAGCCTTTTCTGCCGCTCCACTTGATCTGTTCGACGAGCTGGGTAACGTCGTAGCCCTGCTGGTCGCCCTTGATGATGATTAGGCTTATTCCGTCCACCATGTCCTCGCCTCCTTATGGTATGGTTAAAACCTGTCCGGGGTAAATCAAATTCGGGTTTCCGCCGATTACTCCCCTGTTTGCGTCGTAAATCTTCGTGTACTGGCTGCCGTTGCCGTAAAACTTTTTGGCGATATTCCATAGGCAGTCGCCACTTACGACGGTATAAGTCTGCGGCTGTACGGTATTATCTATCCTCGGCTCCTCTTTTTTAACCGTCGCTACGGCTTTGGGTATATCCACCTTTACCTGCCGTACCTTGATCTCCCGGTATTCCTTGAGCGTAATGCTGTACTGGTATGTTCCGGGGTCGCCGCCCTCCTCGCTGTAAGAAAAATCCTCTATCGTACAATATAGGTCTACGCCACAGGCCGTCGCTATGAAATGTACTGGTTTCTTTCCGGCTTTCCATGAGTTGATTTTCTGTATCAGAGAAAGCGGCTTCTTTATGCTACTGACCTGCAGGCCGGGGAATTTTGTCGCCGGGAAAAAGCTCGAAAAGCTGAATTGCAGAGCCGGGCGGCTCTGTATGATAACAATTTCGCCCAGCCCTGCAATATTCACGCTGTCATTCTTGCTGCCGTTCTTCGTCTTGAAACTTTCCGGGAGGACGGGGAGCTGTATTTTCTCTTTCTCTGCATTGTAAGTCAGCCACATTTGGTACTTAATACTCATACGAATACTCCCCCTCCTCATAAATTTCGCCCTGGATAATGTTCATCAGTACGGGCTTGAGGTGTTCATAAAGGACATCAAGGATTGTCTGTTTGTCCGCCCCTCCGCCTCCTACCTCGATTGCGCCGCTACCTGCAATCTCAAGCATTATCCGCCTCACCTGCTCTGTCGCTCCGCCTCCCTCCGATCTGCCCGTTGTTCCTGTGTCAGTAAATAACTGTAACGGCTGCTGCTTCTCGTTCAAAGCGGATATGAGCCTGTCGGTTTCCTGCGTCGGGAATACGGTGCTGCCCTGCTCCCCAACAATCAGCTCTGGCCCGTTTTCCCCAGCGATAAAATAGTCTGTACTGTCCGTCGTGCCGTTTGCGTATGCCGCTGCCGGACGTGCCACCAGCTCCGGGCCTTTTTCTCCGGCAAGGAATAGGCTCTCTGCGTTGGTCGTGCCGTTCGCATGGCCGGGAACGCCGCTGGAATTTACACTGACATTTACACTTGTCTTTGCGGAGGCAAACGCCGCCGAAACTGCGTTCGCTACCTCCTCCGCCGCTGATACGGCGTTGGCTTTTCCGGCTCTGATAGAATTTGCGTAGGCATTGATCGTCGCCGTTGCGCTTGCTGCGGCCTCGGTATCTAAGTTCATACCCTCCACCGTAGACTGCATTTCCTGTTCGATTTCGTCCATTTGGGAGGAGAAATTGGTTATCCAGTCTGCCGTGGTCGCTGCTATCTCCTCCTGCTTTGCATTGACCTCGCCAACAGTATTCGCAAGAGCCGCCACTGCCTCTGCGTCGCCGTTCTGAATTGCTTCGGTCATGCTTGCAGCAAGCCCGGCGGCCTGTTCGCTGCCGTCCTGCGCATAAGCCATTAGAGCCTCGTAATTTTCCTGCGTAATGCCTAACTGCTCGGCGGAAGTGCTTTTCAGCACCTCAATATTCGCAAGATAGTTGTCCCAATAGGCGAGCTGGCTGTCAAGAGCGGCCTGTGCATTTTCAACGGTTGAGTTCACATACTCCTCTGACTTCATGCTGGCCTCGTCGAATAGCCCAAACTGCCCCTCAAAACTCTCAAGAGCAGCGTTGTACGCCTCTCCATAAGCCTCGCACAGCTCAATTACCCTGTCTTTTACATTCTCATAAGCGGTGGCTGCTGCGTCCTCCCATGAAACAGTTTCCTCCGCTGCCGCCTGCTCCGCCGCTGAAATATCTTCCCAACCTTGCTCAATCTGTGCAATAGTGGCCTCGTTTTCTGCCTGCGCTGCATTCAGTTCTTCCAGGGCTGCTTGATATGCTTCGAGGTCGTCCCACTCGCCAGCCGTCCAGAAATGTGTCCAGCCACTCATGTCGTCCATTCGGGCCTGCTCAAGATTAACATTTTCCTGCGCCTTTGCAATCTCCTCTGTCAGCTCTGCCCGTTTCTGCAATGCCTCAACATAGGTTTCCTGTGCCTGCGCCTGCCTCTGCTCCTCTGCCTGCTGCTCACAGACTTTCTTCATGGCCTCCACATAATCCTCGGTACTAAGCGTTGCGCCGTCCATCTGCGCTGCCAAATCCGGGTATGTTTCTGAAAGCCTCTTTGTGATCGCCTCAAGTTCCTTTTCCTGCGCCCCGGTGAGGTCTGCCTGTGAAGCCAAATCCTCGTATTTCTGAATAAGGGCAAGGGAGCCGACTTCGGTATTCTTAATGGCCGTCATGCTGTCGTTGAAGTCGCTCGTCAACTGCGAAACACTCTCGCAAAGAGCGTCAACCTCTGCAGTAAATTCCTCTACGGTCTGCCTGTTCGCCTCAAACGCCGCCGAAAGATCGTCCACTTGATACTTGAGCCTTGAAGCCTCCTCCGAGGTTTCGCCGTATTTCTCGCAAGCCTCCTCGTACTCTGCATTCAGCTCCTGCAATTCATAATACTGCGCCCGTGTGGTAGCTGTCATGCCTGCGGTTTCGTCCTCTGCCGCACTAAAAGCGTCAGCAAGGAAAAGAACAGCAGCAACTACCGCTGCCACGGCTATCGCAATAAGGGTAATCGGCCAAATAGCTGCACTGATCGCCGTCCCCAATGCCGCAACCGCTGGAATGGCCGTAAGAGAGGCCACGGAAACTGCCGCAATCGCCACAACCATAACTCCAAATCCTACGCCAAGTGCTGTGATTGCTTTTGCCACTTCCGGGTGTTGATTTAAAAATTCCCCAAATCCTTTTGCAACGCCAGCCATTGCACTGGAAATGCCCGTAACCGTTGGCTCAATGGCTGCTGTAAATGCTGTCGATATGGAATTGCCGGCCTCTTTCCACTCGTCCCCAAGAGACTTTGCCTCGTCTGTAACTTTCCCCAATGCGTTCTGCATTTTGATTGTTCCGCCCTCTACGTTGGAAAGTACAGGTAAAATCCCGGCCTCCAAATCCTCGTACATGGTTCCGAACAAAGCTACCGCCGCCGTATTCTTTTGCATGGGGTCGTCCAAACTGTCGAGAGCAGCTACAACATCAAAAAATGCCGTGCTGGCCGTTTCGCCTCCTGCTGCGAACCTTGCCGCCATAACATCAGCGTCCATTCCCAACATTTCAAATGCCTCTGCGCTGCTCTCGCTGCCGTCCTTTGCCCTGATGTTAAATTCCTTTACAGCGTCACCAACCTTATCAACCGAAAAAACTCCGGCCTCTGCGCCGTCGATTAGGCTTGACAAAAATTCCTCCGCCGAAAGACCAAGAGCTGCATAATGGGCTGAATATTCGTTCAGCACGTCCAGCAAATCGCCGTTTTTGTCTGCTCCGCTCTGTGCGCCTATCGTAATGAGATTGTAAGCCTCCTCCGAGGTAACGCCAAAATTTTTCATCAATGCGCTGGCTGTTCGTGCAGATTCCGAAACTCCATAGCCGAGAACGTCCTCCAGGGCGATACTTGCTGACGTTGCATTTTCCAGCTCCTCACCTGCCAGCCCGGTCGCTCTCTTCACTTCTGACATTCCGGCCGCAACGTCGGTTAAATTGTCTGCATGAGAGGAAGAAAATACCCTCGTTGCGCTTTCCATAAACATATCAAGCTCCCGGCCCGTCGCTCCCGTTGTGGCAATGATGATCTTCTCTGCCTCTGTGAAGCTCTCTGCAAGCTCGTAAACCGCCTCGGCAATCTCATAAACCTTTGCAGTAATACCAGCGGCGGCCAAAGCTCCTGCAATGCCCTCAATCGCTCCTACGCCGCTTTGTTCGCTGTTCTCCGCCTCCTCTGTAGCCTCCTCCGTGGCTCTGGATAATTCCTCTGTGGCCTCGCTCGCCGCTCCGTTTGCTTCTGCCAGTTCTTCCGCTGCGTGGGCTGCCCGTTCTGCTGCCGCCTCAAGCTGCGACAAATCAGTAGTGCCGGAGGCCATAGTCTGATTGTAAGCCTCCATAGCTGCGTCGGCTTCTTCCTGCGCCCTCGAAAGTTCTCTCATGGCCTCCTGCGCCCGTTCCGCTGCGTTCGCCAACTCTGCTTTCGTTTCTGCGGAAACATTTTCATTGTCCGCCAATTCCGATATGGCCGTGTCCGCCTTTTCAATAGCAGTCGTAAGGTCATTTTGAATGTCAGCGGTAGCGTTCATAGCCGTGCTTAAACTGTTTGCCGATTGTTCGCATAATTCGAGCATTCGCCCCTGCTCCTCCAATGCGTCCGCCGACATCAGCCCCATTTCCACAAGCTCCTCAATGGTATAAATAGCTTCGAGTGCGCTCTGATCGTAATTTCCAACCGCATCCGTCCAGCGGTTCGTCTGCTCTGCTGCGCTGTTTACTGCATTTTCATATTCGCCCAAACTGTCAGAGAGAGTATCAGCAGAGGCAGAAGCGTTGTTTGCCGCTGCCTGTATGCTGTCTATACTCGAAGCAACACCATCAGCCGAAGCGGTAACTGACGTGACCGCTCCCGACATTCCACCAAAGGCTGCGTTAGCTGCTTCACCGGCCCGCTCCCATTGCTCCAACATTCCCTGTCCCCGGTCTGCAATGTTGCCAAGCCTGTCTGACATTTCATCAACAAGTTTAAACCTCGCCAGTAAATCGGCCACTAAATACCACCTCCTTTAATGGTGTCGTGTCTAACAGGGTTCCTATCCTCCTCAAGCTCCGACGCTATGTAGAGTAGCTGCAATCTCCGTGGCATATTGTAAAAATCCTCCATTCGGAGATTATGCCGCTGCCACAGCACACTCGCCCAATAGCCGTCGCTGCCGGGAGTGCTTACGAGTTTTTTGCGTCAGCCAAGTCCTCCTCGTCACTGATTGTTTCTGCCAGCCCCAATGCCTGCATGACAATCCGGGTAACGTGCTGATACTCGTCTGCATTCGGGAACACCTTGAGCGGCATATCGGTAATATCAACGCACTTGTAATACTCCATGAGTTCCTTGTCCTTGAGGTTCGGGTACTGTAACGCCTCAACAATCATGTGCCTGGACGCTCTCGCTCCGTCTTTCTCCGTTTTCCAAATGACCTCGCCATTTGCAACAAGCGGATTCCCTTTCTTGTCAGTCGCCATGCTGCGTCTGCGGTACGCTTCGTTTATGCGAGTGATCTCCTCCTGCGTAAGTTTCTTGATCTCAAACTGAATTACATTCCCCTCCTCGTCCTTGAAGTTCTTCGGGCCGGGGGCCGTAACAATTTCTGCCTCTGTGCTGCGCATAAAATATTTCAAATCTTTCTTTGCCATAGCTGTATTCTCCTTTACATGAAAAGTAGCAGCCCCTCCGCCGAGGGGCTGTCCGTGGTCTTATAAAATGTCCTTTGCATTGAATGAAATGCTATCTTCAACGACCTGGCCTCCGCTGTCCAACATGGTGAGCGGCAAGTCCCCGGTGAGGACGCAGCCCACACAGGTTACGGTGTTCGTGCCGTATGTCTTGTAGTAGTCGCTGTTCTTGTCCTCCATAATGCCCTGTATCGTCATTTCCGGGGTTTCGTGGCTGTTCTTGTAGTATGCAATCTTCTCCTCAAGCCACTTCGAGGAGCGGCGGCGTGTGATCGTGCCAGTAATTGCATATCCCAGCCAACGGCTGCTCGGTGTCAGTTCTCCAAGCTGTCTGCCCGTCCAAACGTCCGGCGTAAATTTGATCTCGCACTTGATACTGTCCGCAATCTCTACGCCGTCCAAAAAGACGTGTCCCTCTCGCAGGGAAATGGGTGCATGATTGTACTCCATATGTTATATTCCTCCTCTCTTATCTCGTGGTGATCGTGAAGTAGAGCTTTTCTGCGCTGTCTACCGCCTGCAGACCGATATTGAAATACGTTTCGTCGTCCACACTGGCCTCCCGGTCAACAAGGAAATCCTCGTCGTAGGAAACATTGGTGATTGCTCCCGTGTCCTCGAACTGCCGCAAAATGGTCTTTCCAATCCCCTCCATGATCTCCCAGCCGTCGGAGCTGTTGTCGAACTTGTTGGGCGGAAAATTGAGCTGCACCGCCTCCTGGAATGTGTCGAAAACACGGATAATGCGGTTCTTACGGTAGCTCTTGTCCTTTTTGTCCTTAAAGGAAATAAGGCTGTTGATGTCGTACTCCACCACGATCTCTTTGTCGTCATTGACGGAGAAGAAAAACTCCCCGGCCTTGATCGCTGCGATTGCCTCCTCGTTGCTCTTGAGGCCGACCACCTCCGTCGCCCCGGCGTACTGGTTGTAGGTAAGGCTCTGCTTATTGGTCGCTCCTGCTGTCGCCCCGGCTACCCATGCGCAAACCTCCGCCATGCTCAACACGTCCCCGTTGAGAGCCACGCTGTTCGTCACATTGATAACTCCCTCGTAGTCCATGTTCCCGGCGTTCGGAATAACCACCTGTACGCCCCGGCCCATGCCGTCACGCATATACCGTACTTTCGTAAGGGCTGCCTGCTTGACGTTTGCTGCCTCCTCCCCGTCGAACGGGAAAGCAACTGTATTGAACTTCACGTTCTCCCATGCGTCGATAAAGTCCGTAATATCAATATTGGCCGCCTCCTCGTCACTACCTCCTGCGAGGTTCTGGCCTGCGGTTTCTCCGAGGCTGCCCTTGCCCGTAAAGGTGATATACGGATTATCCAATGCAATCAGCTCCTCAACGGTATTCAGTCCCTCATACTGCGTGACCTTGCTGCCGTCAAGGTGGATAATCACGTCGTACCCTCCGAGAGGGTTAGCGTCCACGGTGACGGTAAATGCGTTCCCCCGGCTGCCTCCGTACCTTGCCATAGCCGTCAAGGTATTGGTAACTGCGTCCGTGGCCGTCTCCTCGTCTGCCGCCTGCGTTGTCATGGTGATCTCTGCCTGCGCCTTTTTCCCCTCCGTCAAAATGTAGACATATACGGTGGTCGCCCGCTTGAATGCCTCCCGGATAAGCAACATCTGACGGTTAGGATCGTTGTCATAAATGCTGTAACCAAACGTAGCCGCCTCTGCG